ATAGACAGCTCACTCAGGACGCCATCTTTGAGGAGCGTCCGAATGTCGCGGCCCATCGAGGTGTCGCTGATTTTCCCCTTGATGAAAAGGCCACGGTCATCTTCGCGCAGCTCAATCGGCCTGCCCACGGGGAGCCAGCAGTCGTTGTGCAGCGCCAAGATTTTGATGCGGTTGAAGTCTTCCACGATGGTCTTGGCGAACGCGCCCTTTTCGATGATGTCGTTGCCGCTGTCCCGGTTGCCAAAAACGGCGGCGTACCCGGAAAATTCGCCGGTACTTTCGTCTGCGCTTTCCAGCTCAAACGAGAAGGACTTGAACTCCCTGGTAGGCTGGTCCGATTTCAGCTCCCGACCTCTGGCCTGTGCTCGAAAAAGTTCCATGCGGTTTACCTCCTTTCCTCAGAGTGTTTTTGGGTTGCCTTAAAAACCGCCGTAGGTCAAATAACACCGGCAGTTAATAAGCTGTTCGGGGCGGCCATCCTCGGGGTCCCTGGGATAGCGGAGGCCGTTAGAGAACTTGGCATCCATAGGAACAGTCTCGCCCTCCATCGCAACATGGTTCGGTTTCCCGTTCGTCCCGTCGCGCGGGTTGCGCTGCTGCCTATGGTGCCAAGTTTTTGTTTTCGCCCCAGCAGCTCGCATCATGTCGAACTGCCCGGTGGCGAGCGCCGTAGCGGTTTCCTGTCGGGCAATCAGCTTTGCCCGTGCGGGGGAGGTGTCCATCTCAGACAAGATGGACTTTTTCAGCTCGGACTGGCTCACGCCGTTGGCGATGCCTCTGGCGATGATGTCCGCTATGCTGTCTCGGGTGGTCTGCTCGATGCCCACGATGCGCTTGCCGCCGTTGATTTTGGCGGCTGATACGAAGTCAGGTCGGTCGATGCCGATTATGCCGTAGGTCTCAGCGTTGAGGGTGGCCCCGTCATCGTAGGTCTTCTTCCACAGCGGCGTGAACAGAGTCGTCAGCTTCTTGGCCTCGGACTTCCAATCGAGAAGGCCCGTCGCAATACCGGCGGTGAGCCGCTGCTGCTCCGCCTCGGAAAGCAGAGCCCACAGCTCCGGGTCAAAGGTGCCGTCTTCCAGCAGGTAGTCGTCCAGGGGCGCCAGGAGCGGAGTTTCTGCCTTGGCTGTCAGGCCCAGGGCTTTTGCAATAGCCGTGGCCTGTTCGGAGAAATGCCGAGCCACGGCGTCCTCGAACAGCTTGCCGTCAGCTTTGGCGATTTTGTCCTCTTTCCTGAGCGCGGCGGACACATTTACCCGGTGGTCGGCCTTCTCCCCGTACTCGACCTCGACGATTTCATCGTCGGGGAGCTCCAGGGCTTTCTCCGCCGCCGGTTCAGCCTCCGGCGCGGGGGCAAGTTCCGCCTGCCGTGCGGCCTGGGACAGCGCGGCGGCGTCATCGGTGGACCGCAGGAACAGGTCGTTGCCTGTGGCCCGGTACACATCCCCGCCGTCAACAGCGGAGAGGTCAAGCAGCTCGCGGGCCTCGTTTTTCATCAGCAGCCCCGCCTGCCAGCCGTCCAGGGCCTTGGACTTATCGAAGTCCTTGTCGTAGGGGATGATGGAATCGAACCGCCAGACGTAGTGCTCGCTCAGGCCGAACAGCGGGAGAATCTGCTTGTTGATGGCCTCCTCCCGGTTTCGGAGCCGGGGCATCAGCACGTTCTTGGCGTAGATGTACTGCGCGGCGTCGGCGGTGGCCCGGTTACTGTTCTCGGTGATGCCCATGATTTCACGCGGCACACCGAAGTGCTCCAGAACGGCGTCACGCATAGCGACGCGGCTCTCAATGAAGCCCAGGTTCTTGCCTTCGCCCTTGCCCAGCTCATGCACCGTGACGTTCCCGGTCAGGGCGGCGGCCTTGTGGCTGTTCTCCACGCCCTTGTGCCGCTTATTCCAGCCGGCCATGAAAGCATCCCGCTGTTCCGGCGTGGCGTCCGGCATGATGAATACCGTGGGTGGGGTGGCGTCGTTGTAGAAGAACCGCTTCTGGAACTTGGCGGCGTACTCGTCGATTTCCACCTCGTCCGCGATGCTCTCCGCGATGCCCAGCCCGCGCATGAATGGGTCGAGCGGGTTGAGCTGCTTCATCACGAACATATCATCCACCGGGATGCCCATACTCAGGCCGCCAGGGGACACGATTTGGTAGTTCGGGTTGCCGAGGTACGGGGTCATCTTCACCCAATGGGGCGGGACGTTCCAGAACTCCACCGGGCGTCCGATTTCATCCCGCTCGATGAGGAAGAAGCCCTCGCCCACGAGCATCAGGTAGATTTCGTGGAGCCGCCAGATGGCGGAGCTCGTCATCTCATAGAGCGGGTTCGGCTGGGCCATGAAGTCGAGGAAGGGGTGCTGCGTGATTTCGGTTTCCGAGCCGTCTTCGGTCACTCTCAGCAGGCGTCCGCCCACACTGGCGAGGTCACTCGCAATACGGTCAACCACCGCAAGCCGGGGACTCCTGGAAAACATAGAGAGCCACTCGGCTGTGTTCTTAGAAGGTGGACGGGCCCAGCGCGAAACGAAGTTCCCGTTTTGGTCCAGGTACTCATTCCGCTGCCGGTTTCGCCCGGTAAGAATGTCGATTAGTTTCATATCGCACCTCAGAAGGAGAAGCCAAATTCTGGCCTCCCGTTTTCAAGTTCCAGATAGGCGTTTGCCGATGCGTCAACCATGTCCTTCAGCTTGCCGACGGGGAAGTTTTCTAACTGCCGGAAGTAATCGTCGTTCCAGGCAGCTTTCCGAACGTCCACGTTCCCGGCAAGCCATTGGGACGAGAAAGGCTCGGCGCGAGTTACTTTGTCGCCGCTTTCAAGAGCGGTCGTCACGGTATACCCGCCGAGCATACGCACGAAGCTCTGCGCTTGGTCTTTGCCCGCCTGCCCAGGGTCCTGCGGCAGCCGGATGGTTACGTGACCATACAGCGCGGCATCGGAGGCGGCGGTGTTCATAATGAGCTTACGAACGTCAGCGCCGTTCTCCCGGACATTGATGACATCTGCCACAAAGATGCGCCCGTTGCTCCGCTTGCCCAGCAGAACGCCGGCGGTGTAGGCGCTGTCGTCGTCCCGGCGGGTCTGGCGCATGGCCTGGGGCAGCCCATCCAGCTCGTCGGCCTCGCCGGGGGCGGTGGCTGCCAAGTCCCAGGCCCGGACCCATTTGACAACATCGGTGGGCGGGGCGTTGAACATCTGGCCGACCTTGGCCCGCTTGAAGTAGTGGCCCGCAGACCGGCGGATTTTCCAGTTACCGTTGAGCAGTTGTTCCTGGTCGAACTCGGACATCGCTTTCAGCGCGCCCATGTAGCCGGGGTCGTGTTTCATCATGGCCTTGTTATCCGACAGCTTGGCGCTGATGAACGACACCGATTTAACGTCCGCCATGTCCTCCGGGGTGTAGAGCCCGAAGGTTTCGTACAGCTCCTGCGCGGTGTCCGCCCAATGGATGATGTTGTTCTTGCGGACGAAGTATCGGATTTTTCCGCAGCGGCTCTCGTCGGCGTAACCCGTTTCCGGGTCAATCCACCAGTCGATGAACCGAGCCACCCAGCTTTCCCCATCAGGGTTGCAGGTGGCCCGGATGTACGGCTTCACGCCACAGGTAGAACGGTTTCGGGAGAACATATAGAAGAACTGGCTCTCCGTGAAATGAACCAGCTCGTCGAACATCAGCAGCGGGATTTGGGAGCCCTGCCAGTTATATTTCTCCTTCTCATAGAACATATGGGCGAACGTCACCTTCGCCCCGGATGGGAACCGCCACTGGACGTTGGGTGTCAGAACGCTCGACGCGCCCAGGTACGGATAAATCTCTTGGCTGGTGGCGAACAGGCCGCCGGCGCTCAGTATCTGCGGGCGGGACTGCCGGAAGATGACAGCCTCGAAATGCTGGTTGTTGATGTTTCGCAGGCACTCCAGCAGGAGTGCGTAGGTCTTTCCGCCGCCGGCGGCGCCACCATAGATGCAGATGTCCGCCGGGGAACGCAGGAACAGCTCCTGCTTCCCCGGCTGAGGGCGGATAATGATAGGACCGCCCGGTGTGTTGTTACTCTTTCGCTTCCCCATTCTCTCCGCCCACCTCCGAATCCGTTGCCGGCAGGTAGATTTGAACTTGGGGCTGGGCAACAGGCGTACCCGTAATCTCGGCCTTGACAGTCTTGCGGTCATTGAAGAACTCGCCGCCGTAGACCTTCAGAGCATAGATGATGGCGGTGGTGTCACCGCTGGACACCCGCTCCATCAGCTTGTTCTGGCACATCGCTACGACGGAGAGCCGACCGTTCTTGATGGCTTTGTCGATGGCAGAGTGCTTCGCCTTCAGGTTTATCAGCGTCCGCTTGGATATATCAAAGCACTCTGCCATTTCTGCGAGGGACTTACCCTGCATCGCCAGCGATTGCAGGATGGCGAGGTTATTTTCTACCGCGCCGGACTCGACCCACTGGTCAAACAGGTCTTTTCTCGCATTAGCCATACCTCTCCGCAACCTTTGCGATTAAGACCTCCATCAGCCCCTTGTGCTTGTTGTGCTTGAACCCGCCGGGGTATTCAATATTGAGTTCCTTTTCCAGATACTCCTCGTAGACCTCGGTGTCGAGCTGCTTCGGCTTCGAGCAGGCACAGTAGATATAGCCGGCGGTGCAGGACAGCACCCCGACCTCCTCGAAGTACCGTTCGAGCAGAGCAACGAAGCTCTCCCGCGTGTGGAACTTCTGCTTGAACACGATGCCGTTGGTCACGCCGAGAGTGTAGTTCTTGTCGTCGAGATACCACAGGCAGTCGCCGGCACCGGCAGACAGCTTCTGCTTCTCATACGCCTTCTCGACGTAG